ACCGCCATGCCCTGCTGGAGACTGGATCCGATGGTGGTCATTAGGCGGTGAAGTAGACGCCGGAGATCAGGATGCGGCTGGTGGCCTGGAGCTGAGAGGCCAAGCTGCTGATGTCGCCATTTTCGTAATGGCTGAGTTGGCAATAGGACGTGCCTCCGACCACCTTGCCGATCACCGCGGTCTTTGCCTGGTTGGTGGCGTTGTCGAGCCAGATAGACATCGCAGCATCGTAGGAAGCAGGGTCTGGCAGGCTCACCCGGAGTTCTCCCGTGGCGCTGCCTGTCACCGAGTTGATCGTCAGATCGACCGTGAACGTACTGACAAACCCGATGGACGTGTGCCGAGCGGTGTTGACGGTGAAAGCGAACGTCCGGCCGCCACCGGAGTCGGTCAGCGTCGGCACCCAGGTCGCCGGCGCTGCGTCAATAGGCAGGTTGCCATACAGCTCGGTGAAGTTGTCGTTGATCTTCTGGCCGGCGCCCCGGAGCGTGTCGCCGGTGTTGTCGTTGGCGATGGCGCCGATGTTGATGGTTTGCTGGGCCATGATTTAGTCCTTCGGTAGTGCGTACCAACCCTCGTGGATTGTGACGCGATTACGACTCCTGACAATGTTGCCGCTGGCATCCTTGGCCCAGACGTGAGCCTTGACCGATTCAGCCAGTCTTACCGGCTGCCCCGGCGGAACCATCACCACCCGAGTCGGGGTGCAGCCCTGCAGCAGCAACACGAGCGGCAAGATCGTCGCGCAGACGGTTGTCACGTTGGCCGTCTTCAAGCGTTTGATCCTTCGGGTCGAGAATGCGGTTGAGCGCCGCAGTCGTCATTCCCTGCGCCACGCTGGCTACTGGGTCCATGTTTGAGAAGTTTGGCGTGAAACACAGCGGCCCAGGCGAAAACGCCGGCAAGGCCGCAGTTGAGAATGACCTCGCTCGGTGGCGGTGTCGATAGGGTCAGGCAGTTGAAGAGCGCCCCGGAGGCCGTCAGCGTCAGCGAAAGGCGAAGCAGCAGGCTGCCTGTCATCGGCCAGCGCCGGACAACACCGTCGGAGCGGTAGAGCATCACCATGAAAGCAGAGACGCCAGCGGTGAGGATAGCGCTGGCGACTGCATTCACGATGGTGATCGGATTCATTTCTTCTTGAACCTGTCGATGACGAACTCGACGCCGTGAAGCCCGAGGAACCCCATGATGAACGCCGCGGCGTACTGGGTGTTGCTGTTCTTCATGCTGAAGAAGTCGACCACCACCGGGGTCAGGTAGTTGGCCGATAGAGTACCGGCGAGAAGCGAGGTCAATGTGGTGAACCAGTTCTTGTGACCGTCCTTCTTCACAGTGACCAGGCTCCCGGCGAATCCTGCGACGAGAAGCCCGATGTTGATACCGAGATCGCGCAGGGTGTCCTTCATTTGGCCTTGTCCTCGGGCTGGGCGTCCTGGGCCTTGAGCGCGGTGAACATGGCACCGGCACCACCGACAGCGGCGGCGATGGCACCGCCCATGTCACCGGCGATGGCCTGCTTGATGGCGACGGAGAGGGCTGCGAGCAGCACGGCCACGCCGCCGGCGGTTGTCTTCCAGTTTTTCATTCGGGCTTGGCTTGGGAGGTTGCGGCAGCAGCTTCGAGGATGTCCACCAGCGGCAGTCCGACCTTCATGTTGTTGACGTTGCCGGCCTTCATGCCAATGACAAGCAGCTCATAGAGCTGGTTGAATTGCTGGGGAGTGAGTTCGATCTTGATCATGCGACGGGAGCTTCGATCACCGGAGCAGGAGGCGCAACAACAACCGGCGGCAACCACGGCAGCGGCGGAGCGATGACCGGAGGGTTGATCTGGTCGTTGATCTGCGCGGTGACGTTCGCTTCGATGGAGGTCTTGTCCACGCCGTTGGCATAGCACCAGCCAAGAACCTGCGCTTCGGTCAGATCAGGATACGGCGTGAACGATCCGCTCGGCGGAGCGAACGACGCGCTGCCGTAGCAGGTTCCGCTGTATTGGCCGTCGGTGCCGTTGCAACGCCAATCGGCGGTGATGACGACATCGGTGAGCGAGCCTTCGGTCGGCTTAACGAGAAGGCGTTCGATGATCCAAGAGATGTTCATGATAGATTAGGCTTCGAGTGCTTCAACGCGAGCGGTGAGTTCCTTGATGGCGGCAACCAAGATCGGCACGATGCGGGACATATCAATCGACTGAGCTTTGATAGTTCCATCCTCGTTCAGAGCGTCCTTCTCGCCATTAACCGCAGCGGGAACAACCTCGGCCAGTTCGTGGGCAATGAAGCCCTCTCCGTTGGAGCCATCAGATTTCCACTTGAAGATCGAAGGCTTGAGCGCATTGACGCGAGCCAGACCTCCAGACATCGGAGCAACCGATTCTTTTAGTCGGTAGTCGGAAGTGCTGTTGAAAGTTGCGCCACCTGTGGTGACAGAAACATTTCCAACAGCAGTTCCATTGCGAGTGAAATACAAAACGATTCCGTCTGTATTTCTGTTAAAAGCTCCAGCAACTCCAGATGTGTTTGAAACACTCAGGAATGTCGGCTGCAATGCAATTCCATTGACTGAATTGTAAGCTGGGTTCGTATTCGTCGTCCCCACCAACAGATTCCCGCTCGCGTCGAGCGTCATGTTGGCCGTCGCAAGCTGGTTGTTCGTGTAGAAAACAAGCGACGTTCCAGATTGAAGAACCAACGCTTGACCGGAACCTCCAAACCCCGTTCCGCTGCTCAGATAAGTTGTGCCAGCACCATCATCATAAAGCAGGTGCGAACGAACCACACCATTCGCAGAAAGCTGAACACCGGCTTTCGAGACGCTTGTCGTTGCAATACGAGCGTAGACATCCCCACTGTTTGAAATGTGAAGTCGAGTGGCAGGACTCGCCCCCACGCCCAGCCCCGTGGAGTTCAGGGTCATGGCGGTGCCAGCGACTCCGCCGACGTTCGACCAAGTGGCTACGCCGTCGGAAGCAATGCGGTATTTCTCGGTCGGATCGTTGTTATCCAACGAACCTTTGGTTGCAATCACCAAGTCGGCTCGCCCGAACGACTGAATGTTGGTAGAGAATACAGTCGCGTGAGTCCTGATCTGCTCTCTAACACCCGTTGTATTGACTTGTCCAAATGAAATTGCAGCAGCGTAAGATTGGGCCGATCCAGTCCAAGTCTGAGTTCCAGCATTACCGTTGCTGTTATCGTTTCCGATTGAAAGCAATCCGCTGTCAGTGTTTCCGCTAATACCAGCAACGGTGTTTCCAGTTCCAGCAACTCCAACAACAGAAAGTGTTGCAGCGGGAGAAGCAGTGCGAATACCCACCCGATTGTTCGTCGAATCCACCTTCAGGGTGCTGGTATCCACCGTCAGATCGCCGGTGATGGTGGCGGAGGCGAGGGTGGCGGAAGGCGAACAAGCGAGGATGTTGTTGATCGAGATGCGCTTGGTCGTACCGGATGCCGCCATCGATGTGTCGGACACGTCGACGATCGGCATCATGTCGTTTGCGGGATCGGCCGCAGTTAGGGCCGTCAGGGTTGTAATCTTTGAGTCTGCCATGGGTCAGTTTGATTGAATTTGAAGTTTTCCGTCGTCCTCCCGAAAGAGGAAGCCAGCGTCCTCTAGCAGAAGGGAATCAAAGGTGCCAAACGTGATGACGATCTTTCCGATGCCGTCCTCCTGCAGGATGAAGAACTCGTCCTCCTGAAGAAGGTCACGGCGCAGCACAGGCAGGTCGGTGCCACCGGCTTGGCCCGGGAACAACCTATTCAGTGCTATGCCGTATGCGATCATTTAGCTGCGGGCAAGAAAGGCCACCACGCTGCCGGAAGAAATCTGAAAGCCGGTGATATTTCCCACCAGCGGGAAGCCGGCGGGAATGGTCTTGGAAGTCCAAGTGCCGCTGATCTGGAAGCCGGTGATCGACGTGAACACCGTCGGCTCAGTCGGGATCAGTGCCGAGTAGTTTCCGGTCTGAGCGGCGGTGCTGGTGACCAGCGCAAAGCCTTCGCGGCCCATGCTGTACTCGGTAGAGATGTCTGCTTGAACGGCCATTGTATTGGGTCTGTTAAGAGGGGGCCCCGGCCGTATTGCCGAGGCCCCCGGGTTGTCTGTTATCCTTTACGAACTTTCGGCGCAAGTGCTCCCTGTATCCACAGGATCAGCTTCGTGCCCTCTGCAATCTTCGCGGTGTTGAAGTCTTCGCGCTGGGCGGCAGCGTCGACTTCGGGACCGGCGACAATCTTAGATTTGCCGCTCTTGTCCACCGAGATGGTCGTGGCGATTCTCATGGGTCAGCCTTAGGCGGTGACGAGAACCTCGGCCTGCGTGGTGTCCGCGGCGGCGGCACCGAACATGATGTCGTAGGACGCCATGTGGCTGCGGCTCGCCCGGCTGTACCAGACCGACAACAAGCAGCTCAGGCCGTTGTTGGTGGTCACCGTGCGCTGCTCGATGAACTCGCCGGCGATCATTCCGACCGGGAGACCGGCGGCGATGGCGATGGAATCAGGGCCGCACACAAAACCAACAGCGTTGGTCTCGGCCGAGGTCCAGCGGTTGTTCTCGGCGATCACGTCGAATCCGAACCGGCCGTTGGCGAGCTGGTCGAACCGGCCATCCGGGAAGTAGTTCGCGGCGCCCGAGAACTGCAGGCGGGCCAGGTGGCCACCGTCGAGGATCAGGTTCTTCGAGCGGTAGTTCTTGGCGAGCGCCAGGATCGCAGGCAGATCCGAGGTGTCAAAGTTCGCGGCCGTGCCGATAGCAGTGGCGGCGCCGTAGTTGCCGGAGACCATCAGAGCAGTCAGCACGTCGCTGATGCCGTAGGCGAACAGGTCAGCGGAACCCGCGGCCAGGTCGGCCAGGCTGAAGCCCTGGTTGAGCTCGGCCTGAGTCACGGTGAAGTTCTTCGAGATCTGGTTCACGGTCACCGAGGTGGCCGCCAGCG